TGTCGTGATGGAAAACATATCCTTCAGGATTCGCAGATTCGCCGCCGTGTGTATGTTGAAATTCTTGGTGTTGATTCATAACACCAATGAGTGTATCTTTGGCCTTCTGTATGTGGCCGTGCATCTTAAATACATTGTTATAGTGTTTTTTATTTTTTTCAATTTTACCGAGTTCAGCTTTAAGATCAGCTTGTTTGGCTGTACGATTCTTTTCAACTTTAAGTTTATCAATTTTTTTATTAGTATCAGTTTCTAACCAATTCTTAAAGTTTTGATGATTAGGTTCTTCACTTGTTCTAACTGTATGATTCATATAGGTTTCCAATGGACCACCAACTCCATGATGTGCTTTTGTGCCAGCATACATGTCATCACCATGAGTGTCATGTACTGATTGAGCCATTGCAATATGTTTGTTGAATTTCTTCTGTTCTTCTGGACTGAAATGAACTTTTGCTGTGTCCATTCTTGGATCGACTGAGAATACATCTGGATGTTTCTTAAAGTTTTCGTGGTCAACTTCATGTGATGCATTTAGATTGCCTGCATCTTTACCTTGATATGACAAGTGTGTCACAACACCAATTTTTGCTTTCTTAACATCGGCTGCATGTTGTCCGTGGGCAGTATAAGTTAGACCAGACGGATTTGGATGGAAAGAATGGCCACCATTTTTCTCTTGTTGTTTGTCACCTTTGTCGGTACCAAACATCATATCACCTTGATAAACACCTTGTTTAGGTGTGGTCTTGGACAAATGTGTCAGTGCATCTTTTAACTTGGCCGCCAAACCAGGTGCGTGTCCGTGGTTCTTATCAATATCTTTTGGTGTATAGTTAATCTTTGGTGTCTTGTTGAATGCTGACTTGGATGCAACAAAGAATTTACCAGTGGTTGGGTGATGACCGTAAACAAGTGCAGGTGAACCATCATATTTTGTGGTAAGTTCGGAAGACTTCTTACCTGCCTTGATGTGTTCAGCTGCAGCAGTTAATGACTTAATAGCGTGTGCTGTGCCTTTTTCACCTGTTTGTAAGGGACGGTCTTCCACATGCGTCAGGTGTTTAATCTGACGGCTGGCGCCCTCCTCGGGATCCTCTTGTTCGGTTAAAAAGCTCTTGAAAGATAACATTGTTTACCTATAGAAATGCAACACACTTTGGTTGCCCGTAAGGTTATTTATACAACTTTTTAGTTTGTATTAAGGTTTTTTGAAATATTCGATTTGATACATACTGACAAAAATCAGTCGAGCATGTAGTCACCGTTTCTGGCAACAATCATTCCGACATTCATCATGTCGAATTCAAGTAATTTATCTTTCGGAATGTTAAGAAAGTGACAATGTTCCGTGTCTAAACCATTGTTTAATAACTGAAAATTGTTTTGTATTATCTGTTCATACTCATCCACTAACGATAGACACCAAGAATATGATCTTGTTTCCAATATGTGAGTTGAACCGAACCGACTTTGGATTTCGGGAGGCATCCAGCTGGCTAATCGTTTCTTGAATATGAATTTACCATAGGTATTGTCATAGTCTCTGATATTGAAATTGTCTTGCAATTTTGCACGACCACCCAACTTGAACATACGACCTTGCATTGTCTTGAAGTCATATTTACTTTTCAAAAAACCAATACTTCTCAGTAATAGATTATTTTCACCGAAACTTTTTAATTGTTCGTGTGTATTGAATTGCTGTACTTGTGGATCACCACTCAAGTCTAAGACCAAATCAACTTTGGACTTTATAACATCCAACTTATATTGTTCAATAGGTATTGGTGAACTATCGGTGAATAGAATAAAAGAATCTTCTGTCTTATCACGAATACTTTCAAATGTCTCAAGTGTTTGTTTATATCTGTCTTCCATGCTGATGACACCAAATTTTGGTTGCATACATGATGTGACTAAGAATATATTTTTCATTTTTGTACAACTCCCTCATAGCAATATCTTGGCCATGTATTCTGAACCAATGTTCCGTGCGGCGGCATAATAGGATGGCTTACAATATTAAAAAAGTCATCATTGTGTTTCGTACCTATCCACATTTCTGGTTTATTTCTGTTTGAATCGAATGTGTTTAGTGGTGTCTCAGACCTAAACTTATCCCACCAATCATTCTCTTTAATGTCTGGAAGTTTATTGATGTATTCAGATTTTGACCACCAGAAACCACCGGAATAGTGTGGAACAGGCCAGGTTCCAAAGTTGACACCAGATGCAGAATGCTCCGACAACTTATCTGTACAAAGTTTCCAATTCTCAATGCAACCCCATTGTAAAAACTTTCTCCAGAAATAATAATTCACATAAGGCAAATAGATTTTCTGTTCTCTCATTCTCCAGGGAACAGTAATACCTTTGGCATGGAAATATAGAAAGTGTGCATCTTCCTTCTTTGCATGATCTTGCAGGTGTTTCAGTGTCCATGTTTCATCATACAAGTTTTTATTTTTGTAGTCGATTGTCGAAACATGTTCAAGTGAAAGGTTTTCTTGATTGCCATCATCCAAGACAAGTGTTTCTAAGATTTGAATCTTGGGAAAGGTGTTACATATTCCAGTAAACAATTCCAACTCACTCTTTTTGCCAATGCAAATGACAAACATCTTTTCCATTGCAGTGTAGAGGCCAGAATCAATAATGGAAACAACTTGTTCCAGAAAATGATTATACCAACATCCAGTTTCTTCCGTCAGATAGATGTGGTAATACAAGTATTTTTTCATGCCAATTTAAACTTCTTCAAAGTGTCTTGTCTGTCCATGAAATTGGATTGACGGTTGTAATGTTGTTTAAGTATAGATGGATACTTATTGTACAGATAGTCATTCATTTCATCCATGGCTCTCTGTTTGTCGTAGTAACTATCACGGAATGGTTGATGAATCATACCAGAATGTACCACATGAGCTGGACATTGAAACAAATCATAGAATGTCTTATCAATACCCCATGCAATTTCTAAGTCCCAATGACCAATAAACTCCATCAAGAATCTGAATTTTTCTTCGGTAAAGAAGCAAGAACCCATTTCAATGAAGTTTGTCTCCGAGAAATCACAAGATGGATCATTGAATAGTGGTCTATAAATCAAACTGGAATCGTGTGGCATAGAAAGTTGCCAGTACTGAAAGTTAAACTTCTCAGCCAACTCCAAACCTTTATTGAAGTCTTGATAACCAGTAATCAGGTCATCATCGACACAACCAATGTATTTGTACTTACCAAGAGGAATGTCTTTTGCAACAGCCTGCATGATTTGCCACTTATGTCCTTTGTGTCTGATTAGGTGGTCATAAGAACCTGGTTCAGGATCAAAATCATTGTAGACTACAAGTAGAGTTTCATATTTTCTGTCGTTGTTTGTCCAACGCCAGTGGTCTTCTTTTTTCCAACGAGGGTCATGGGGCATTTCCATGCCAACTGGACATATAATTAAATTACTCATAGTTCAATCTCAAACTGGGGAAAATACCGAACAAATCTATCATCTTTGCCTGGCCTTACAATTTTGGTTCTAGCCTTAATCTCTTTAAAGAAATTCCATGCAAGAGGAATGAAACAAATTTTATCTACATTCTCGAAATTCGATTTTAAATAATCGGTTCCATAGATTGGAACAGAATTACCTGGTGTAAACATACCTTGTTTCAATGGGTTATCATCAATGATGAAATCTGGAGCTTCTTGTGCAAAATTCATCAGTGTGTTACCTTTGGCTGGTGCACCATAGCCAACAACAGGTACACCTGTACTTCTCATTTCTCTAATGATTTCAGCAAACTGTTTTACATTATTCAAACAATTCTGTGCATAGGCCCCATAAGTTTTTTCATTGTACAGACCCTTTTGTGTTTCAATATCAATTAGGTTCTGTATTGTACGTGGTGCTTTTGCAAATTTTGAAATGATGAAGATGTAACTCATACCATGAACAGGTGATTTAACAACATCAATCAAATTCAAACCAGCCCGTTTACATAGCGCATCAATAGATTTCACATTGTAAAATGATAGATGTTCATGGTAAATTGTATCAAACTCACCATTCAAAATCATGTCACATTGGGAGGTCGTTGCAAACAATAAGCTGTCTTTGTGCATAACACTTCTAATGTTTTCAAGCAATTCAAGTTGATTGAAGTTGTGTGCAAATGCATTTTGACAGGTAATCACATCAAAGTTTTCATGTCCGAATTCTTTACCTGTGAAATAACCACAAACAACTTTATGTCTTTGTGAGGAAGTTGGAAACAAATTTTCTGCTGGGTCAACACCATAAGTTGTTGCACCTTTATCCTGAAAGTAGTTTAGTTGACTACCATCATTACAACCAATATCAAGTACATTAGTTGGCTTATCACCATACTTTTCGGCAGCAAAATCGGCAAACCAATCAAAGTAATCTAGTTGTGTTTTTGTTGTACCAGAAACATACAGATAATCTTTGAACATCAAGTCCGGATTAACTCTGTGTGTTAATTGTACATGTAAACAATGCTTGCAATGATTGATTGCAAGTGGAAAATATTGTTCATCATCATTGGCATTCTTCTTGTATGAATTGGCCAAAGGCTGAGCACCCAAGTCTAATACGGGCACCAAATCTGTACTGCCACAAGCAATACACTCATTAATCACTTCATAATCTGTATTCATAGTTCCAACCACCTTGTATTCTGCAAGTACCAATCACTCACTTGTTTAATTCTTTCACTAAATGCAATCGTTGGTTCCCAGCCAAGACTACGCATCAAACTGCCATCTAGAGCATAACGCAAGTCGTGTCCTGGCCTTGAATTATGGAAATCAATCATTTCGTAATTCAAATCTTTACCTTGTGCTTGTGCAACAAGTTTTGCAAGTGTTAAATTGTCAACTTCTTCTTTGCCAACAATGTTAAATTTAGCACATTTTGCATCACCATAATCAGTTGGAGAAGCAGGTTTCTTTGTAATCAAAAACATTAATGCTTCTGCAACATCGGCTGCATGAATATAGAAACGACTTCCTGCTTCTGTACGAGCCGCATTTGAGTGAATGAAAATCTTTTCACCTTTACGAACACGGTCAATACACAATGGAATAAACTTCTCTGGCGTTTGGCGCTCACCAAATACATTCATTGTGTGTGTAATCATCATAGGCATCTTGTATGTGTTTTCATATGCAACACAGAATTCTTCTGCGGCTGCTTTAGATGCGGAGTATGGATTAGTTGAATTGTATCTTGCACGCTCTGTATATGCAACACCAGGTGGTGCTGAACCAAAGATTTCATCTGTGCTGAAATACAAGAATGTTTCCAGACTATCCAGTCTACGAGCAAATTCTAATAGATGTGCAGTGCCAATGGTGTTGTCTTGGATAAACTCCATCGGATGTGTGATAGAACGGTCAACATGGGATGAGGCCGCAAGATGTAGAATAGTGTCGATCTTTCCATTCTTGTGAATGAAATTGCCGACCAAAGGATTAATCTCTGCCTTTAGGTCATGGAAAACAATATTAACACGCTTCTTTGTTTGTGCATCATATTTCTCCATAACTTCATTCAAACGATTTAGATTGCCGGAATAATCCAATCGGTCAAGTGTAGTAATATTCCAATCAGTCTTTTGAAGGAACAAATCAATAACATGATGTGCAATAAATCCACAACCACCAGTAATTAAAACATTTTTAGTCATAATAAAATCTCCAATAATTATTTTATCCAATACCAAACATCTTTTTCAGTTAAAAGAATATCTTTTTTAACCGTAGATGCAAATTCTTTGGCTGCACGATTGACACCTTCGATTGCGGCAAAATCGTGACCAGCAAAGATACCACCAAATTTCAACTTCGAATAATAATTCACACAATCTTTTTTCAATTGTTCGTATGTATGTAGGCCATCAATAAAGATGATATCAAAGGTGTTATCTTCAAACAATTCAACTGCATCATCAGAGGTTCTACGAACCAATGTAAATCGGTTTGAATAACCAGCCATTCGTCTGACTACACCTTGATACATTTCTTCTCTGCCTGATAGGTGATTGCCATTCCAATCAACATATGTTGTGTATGGGTCAACAGATGTTAGGTTCAATGTTGGATTTGAATCAAGTAGAAAATTACTTGTATCACCAATGTCACAACCTATTTCTAAACCGACAGGATTAACCATGTCTTTAATCATGGCACCAAGGCCATAACCAGAACACATTTGGTATCCAGTGAACGCTTGTGTCTCTGTGTTGAATTTAATAATATCACTCATTATGCAGTCCTATATGTAAAAAATTGATTGGGGTCTTCTTGGTTAAACATGTTTCTGACCAAACTTTGCCAAGTTGGAACACGGTCATATTGGTGTACAATACAATGTGGTTCATGGGCTGATGTTGTAATTACTTTTTTATCGTAATCAAATAGTGGTTCAAGTTCGGTTAGATTTGGTCGAAATCGTTCAATTTTGGTTGGATCACCGGTGGTGCCAAGTTGTACTGCCCAGCCATCTTGGTGGTCAGTGAACAACACATTATCCTTGTAAGGTTGTGTGTTGATTAGTACATTATAGACCGCCTGGTCAACGATAGGAATTGGCCTGTTGAGTGAGTTCGTGAAGATGTTGAAACACATATCTCTGACATAGTTGGATCTACCACCAAAGGTTCCTACATTATAGATGATGTTATTTTTGAATCTTTCGTAAATTTCTGGACCGTATGTCTGCATCAAATTTTCATCACCCCAAGATTCATCCTTGTAACGCAAGGATTCAGAACCAGCAACTAGTTCTTTTCTACCTCTGTTTTCTTGAATCCATTTACATGGGTCTCTTTGAAAGTACACATCTTTAACATCTGTGGTCACAACAATATCATATTCTTTCCAGTTTTGGTAAAGAAAATCATAGATTGACCAGAACCTTGCAACATGAATTGGCGCATTAATTCTAGGCATGTCATGTAACCGAAAGCCTTGTTTGAGTAATTCGTTTTTGGTTTCTTGTGATGCGTTACCAACAACCATTACTTTGTCACCAACGAATCCACAAGAATCAATAGATTCGACCCATGGTTTTAATTGATTGTAGTTATAACCTGTAAATGCACCGATTATTAAGTTTTTTGCCATGGGAAAACTCCATTATATTTTTCATTCATTACTTTATTACCATTGTGAAAGAAATCTGCGTTGACGGAACCTGCGTTGCCATCTACTCTATAGTTTACTGTGTATTTTCTGGTACAATCAAACTTGGGAAAATATTGTGATAATACTTGCAACCAAACTCTATCTTGACCCCAACCACCATGCCATACATGTGCCAATTTTATCGCAACCTCAGTCTTGAGGCAATAGCAATTTGTATCTATATGATTAATGCCATGATAAGATTGCCATTTACCTAGTGATTCACAGTCATCATTTGTAATGAAGTTACCATCTTTGTCGTATATTTTTCTGAGTGAATATGACCAGTCCAAATCATTTTTTTCGATTGTTTGGATACAACTCTCAACATGGTCAGAATCGAGCCAACAATCTTGATCCAAATATAAGACATATTTGCTATCAACTAGGTGAGTGAAAGCGGCATAGGTTCGGTGGCCATAGAAGCCATTGGCACCGACATTGATTGGTAGATAACATCTTTCTAGATTTTTTCGGCTTAAAAAATCATCTGTTATTATTCTGGTTTTTGAATGGTACTTGATACCATCAGCAACAACATAACATTTAGTATCATAAGTCTGTTCAAGCACACTCTGAACA